TTAAACAGGTGTCTCTATCGAAAGTATCATAATACCAATACCAAACTTTAATATTATTGTTTTGTATCGAACCAAAATCATATTTACCGCCTGGTACGTTCATTAAGTGTACATATTTTATACCATTTGGTCCAGCTGTTATTCTATATGTTAAATCCCCGCCAATTAAACGGTTTTTTATATTTCTATCTTGCATTCTTAATAACAAATCAAATGCTGGCAATAAGAAGTAAGACCCTGAAGCGCCAACTTGGGCAAAACCACCCACACCACCAAAACCAACACCACCAAGACCACCAAAACCACCTAAGAATGGGTCAACAATTGAATCAGTTAGCTCAGCTCTTGAAAACCAAAGTAATTCATTTATTTCTCTTCCGGCTGGTATTTCATAAATTTGTTTATTGCGCTCTAGGGTTATATAATCTTTTTTTAATTCCCACGGCCCCCCTGCTTGTAGACCAACGATTTTCGAGTAAGAATAGGTATATTGAGTTTCGTAATTAATATCTCTAGTAGTAAAAGCTTTTGTTAAAGATTGTGTGTCTACATCTAATCCAGCTAACGCTGACCATTGAGATTCGATAAGCCAATCATTAACTAGTTGCTCATATTCACTTACAGATATTTCAAGGAACGAGTCCATTTGCTCTTCTGTTAATTCAACACCTCTAACTGGCATACCCAAAAGGTGTAATATCTGACTATAAAGTTTTTCTTTTTCTGGTGCGCTTATAACAGTACTCATTAAAATAGCTTTTACTAATAAATACCAGATTATAAATAAAACTATAATAAGTTCTTAAGTAATTCGCTAGCAAACGTATCTCCATATTCGCCATCACCCATTACTTGGTCAATAATATTCTTCTTTTTCTGAAGTATGTTGTACACTTGGATTTCAATCGTGTTGTCGAACACTGGATAATAAACTAAAACGCTTTTAGTTTGTCCATGTCTATAAGCCCTATCCTCGGCTTGTGAATGGTGGGCAGGTACAAATGACAGATCGTTCATTATAACCCCCTCAGCCGCCGTTAAAGTAATCCCTACACCACCTGCAACTATGTTGGAGATAAAGACTTTTATTTTATCATTTGTTTGAAATTTATCAACACTTTCTTGTCTTTTATCTTTACTCATTCTACCATCTAAAATTACAGAGTTCTTTTTGTATTTTTCATGTAACGCGTCTAGGCTTGCAGTAAAATTTGTAAACACAATGACTTTTTTATTTTGCTCAATAAACTTATCAATCAATTCACAAGTGTATGGTATTTTTTCCATGGCAATTAATTGTCTAATATTCATTAAACGATTAAGTGTTACCGATATACTTTCTTTTTGTTTGTTTTCAGAAGATATTCTTATAAAGTCTTCTAATTCATTATCATAAAATTTACTTTGAAGCTCTAGATAAACAGGGGTAATTATCTTTTCTGGTAAATCCAAGATGTCAGTCTTCATTCTTCTTAAAACAAGATTTTTAGTCTTTTCCCTTAATTCATCTAGATTGGATGCTCCGCTAGTATTCCAAACTTTTCTATTCCCAACTCTAAATTGATATCCGGCGCAATATCTTCTAACATAACTCTGCCAGTTAAGAGCCAATGGTGATTCAACAATTTTTAATAAGTTATAATAGTTAATAGGTCTAGAGGTCATTGGTGTACCTGTTAGTAACCAAACTTTAGGAATTATACCTAATATATCGTTTAACAATTTTGTTCTTTGTGCAGTAGCATTTGAAATATAATGTGCTTCATCTACAATAGCTAAATCAAAACCATTATTTGCTATTAACTTATACGCTTCGCTATCTTCACTTTTATCTGTTGTGTGAAAGTTTTTAAGGATATCATAATTGATAATGTAGAAATCAAAAGTGGAACCCCACTTTCTACCTTCAATTACTAATATCCTTCTGTCAGTATAATTTTTTATCTCCCTTTCCCAGTTTATTTTTAATGTTGCTGGACAAACGATTAAGATTTTTTTAGCCCCACTTTCTAAAGCAGCAATAACCGCTGCGGTAGTTTTACCAAGCCCCATATCATCAGCAAGAATGAACTTATCGTTTGCTAATAACTTTTCAATGGCTTCTTTTTGGTGGTCCATTGGAGGTCTATTGTCATATGGGCTATAATCAATAGTTCTATTTAATTTTTTCTCTTCCGGTATAATAGCAATTTTAGGAACCCAAAAAGCGTGAAGTATATCACCGTCTACAACCTTACCCCATATATGATACGCTTTATCTGTTTCACATAATAATTTTTCAACCCATATTTGTTCGGGGGCAACAGGTAACAATCTATCTTCTCTCATTTTTTCAGCAAAAGAAGAAAAGACCTTAACCCATTTCCTAGCAACCTTAGGTATTACTTTTTCATATTTTATAACATAATCTGCTTGAGGTCTACTCAAGGAATAGTTTTTAAGTTCTAAAACTTTTCTTTTTAAATCTAAAAGATGGTTGTTAGAACCCGCATATGAAAAAAGTATCTCTCTCGCTACAATTTCTGGTATTTTAGTTTCCATACAGTATATAATATAAGTAATTCTAAATACTTTATAAACTATTTATAGGGTATGAGCAATAAACTACCCATAACTAGATTAAGTAAATTCTTTTCAGAAGAAGACTTTAATTTACAAGTTCAAATAGGTCAAGAATACCTACATGGTGATTTAAATCAAAAACTTGTCCTTTATAGAGTCGATAGACAGAAAACAGATAAGGACGATGTTTACGGGGAAGTTGGGCAGGACGAGATAAAATATTTCCCACCTATAGAATTTAATGCACTTGTTAAAGTTGAGGCACCCAAAAACTCAAGTTATAAAGGTGGTATGTTAAGATACCTAGAACCAGGTAATCTAATATTGTCTGTTTACATTAGACATTTAGAGGAACTTGGTGTGGATATAAAATATGGTGATTATATTGGTTATCCAGAATCGGAAAATAAAATAAGATATTATACTGTAACTAATGATGGTAAGGTCACTTCGGATAACTCACATCATTTATTTGGTTATAAACCATATTACAGAACTATTACTTGTGCTATAGCACAAGATCAAGAATTTAGAGGAGTATAAAATGGGAATACCTAAAAGAAAAACAGACATTCAGATTTACAAAGGTAAAATCTTAACAGAAAGAAGAGAAGAGTTATTAGACAAAATAACAAAATCAGATTCTTATCTCCCTGATTCTGTTTTACATGACGATTTGGATGCTGGTATGTTAGAATTCGTAAAAAAGAATTTTGTTGTTATATCTGATGGTAAGAAAATACCAGTAATTCCAAAAATCTTAACTATACAAAGATGGGCCCAAATTATGAACACTTGGGAGTTTTCAGATTCCGATGGTAACTTACAAGTACCGTTTGTTGGGGTAATTAGAAGACCGGACGTTCAGCCAGGCACAAACCCGTCAATTGTTAGGACAATACCTGAAAGGTTACAATTTCATTATGCGTCTGTTGCAACATGGAATGGTAATCAAATGGGGGCAGACATATATAAAATACCACAACCTGTTCCTGTTGACATCACTTTTGAGGTTACGATTGTATGTACAAAGCTTAGAGAATTAAATAGATTTAATAAAATTATACTTCAAAAGTTTGCTTCTAGACAAGCCTATACTATGGTTAAGGGACACTATATTCCAATTATTATGGATAAGGTGGAAGACAATTCGCCAATTGAACAGATAGATGGACGTAGATTCTATCTTCAGAATTATCAATTTACAATGTTGGGATTCTTAATAGATCAAGAAGAATTTGAGGTTAAGCCGGCTGTTAGTAGATTTTTCTTAATGACTGAATTTGCTAAAAATACAAATTTCCAAAAGAAATATATTAATAAAAGAATTGATATTACCGTTGGTACCTTTATTGCAGATGGTATGCAAACCGCATTTAGCGTTGGTGAAAGTATTAGTATGTTGTTTAATGTTTCGATTAACGGTTTATTACAAGAAAGAGATGTTGATTTTTTTCACATAGCAGGTACATCTAAAATAACATTCGCATCACCACCTTTGGAGGGGAGTACTGTTACTATAACATATTTTAAAGGTAGAAATAGTGTTTTTGTCGATAGCTATGGTAAAACATTACAGGTAGCTACCGAATATTTTAACTATGACGGCAGTTCTTTAATTTTTACTTTAAATAACGCGATTGACAGTATTGTAAGTTTGGATATAAATGGTCTAGTTGAAGAAGAGGGTCAAGGCTTTGATGTTAGCTCCGCCACTCAGGTTAAATTGAATTTCTCACCCACATTGGGCTCTAAGATAGGGGTTACTTACGTATATTAATCCTCTCCGTAAATGTCAGTTTTTTTGGGTTTAACGATTTCTTCAATCATTTTTTCCAAAACTTTATAAATTTTTAAGCCTTTCTTATCACAATAGTTTTTTAACATTTCGTGGTGCTTTTCACTGATTTTTACGTTTTTACTTTTCTTTTCCATGGTTAAAGATAAATAACTATCTAAAAAGATAAATTAGGATATAAATACGAAAAAATCCAGAAATCTTTGCTGAAAACAAAGATATTTATTTGATAAGAATAAAATTAATTAACCAAACATTTATCAATGGCAAATTCAAACAGAGTATTCGTTTCTCCAGGTGTGTATACATCAGAGAAAGATTTAACATTCGTAGCTCAAAGTGTAGGTGTTACAACATTGGGTCTGGTTGGTGAGACTTTGAAAGGTCCAGCATTTGAACCAATTCTAATTTCAAATTTTGATGAATTTAGAACTTATTTTGGTGGTACTAGCCCCGCAAAAGATGGTGCTGGAAATCCAAAATATGAACTTCCATATGTTGCGAAATCTTATTTACAAGAGTCAAACCAATTATTTGTAACCCGTGTATTAGGACTTACTGGATATAAACCAGGCAGAACTTGGGGCATCAAAGCCCTAGGTGGCGTAACTCTTGGTTCACTAAGCGGATCAACAGCAGGTATTTCATTAGTACCAACAGCATTAGGCATAACAGGTAGCACAATCTATGCTGAATTATCAGGAAAAACCTCAACAGAAGGTTCTTCAATTACTGACTACTTGGTAGCAGCAACTAATTCTGGCGGTGTTTACGCGCACAACGAATGGTTCACAATCGGAGAAGTTCCTGAATCTGCTACTAGCAGTCTTACAGGGGTAGAATTGGTTTCACCAATTGGCTCAAATAACAATAAAGAATGGTACAACGTTTACTACACTAAAACAGGATCAACTGATTCAACAATTGATGGTGTATATTCATACCTTTTTGTTTACTCAACAGGTACATCAGCTTTCACTGTAACAAGATTTAAGTATAATGCATCATTGAATACCGATTATCATGATATGCAAGTTTGCCTATTGAGATCTAGAGGTAGCTATATTCAAAACGTATTAACACACAGAGTAACTGGCACAACTGTTAGCGTTAGTGGATCTGGATTATCAACTAATCCTTTAGCTGACTTTACAATTCAAGTAACTGATATCGATAGTGATGTTAGAACATTTAATTGTTCTTTAGATCAAACTTCCACAAAGTACCTTACAAAGGTAATTGGTGCAGATGTATTTGATAAAGATAGAATTGAATATCCATTATATGTACACGAAGCATATCCAAACTTAGTTTCAAATCTTTTTGAACAAGGTTTAATTAGAGGTTTAAGCACAACAGTTGTAAACGCAACTGAAGGTGATAACTTTATGACTCAGTGGGACATGGCCGGATCTTCAACCATCGTTTCTGAGGTTAGAGGTGGTAAGGTATTTGACCTATTCAGTTTCTTAACAATATCTGATGGTGACGCATCTAACTACGAAGTTAAAGTAACCGTTCAAAATATTGATTTAGATACAGGCGAATTTGATGTTCTTGTTCGTGATTTCAACGATACAGACGCAAATCAGGTTGTATTAGAAAAATACAGCAGATGTACTATGAACCCAGATCTTCCTGGCTATGTTGGTAGAAAGATTGGTACTTCTGATGGCGAATATGAATTAAGATCTAAGTACATTATGTTGGTTATGGCAGATGATGCTCCAACAGATGCTATCCCAGCTGGTTTCAAAGGTGTAACAACAAAAGCTAACGTTGGTGGTATTCGTTTCAAAACAAAATACTACGATGCTGGTGATGTTTTATACTACAATGTAGATGGTACACCTGTAACAACAAATGGTGATAAAGTGAAGAAAGTTACTTTAGGTTTATCTACAGACGAACACTTTATTTTTGATAGAGATATGTTCAAATTTAAGGGTACCGATGCAACTGATTCATCTTTTGGTTTCCACTTGTCTGTTAACGCAGCAAATATTACAGGTACTACTGGTGAAAAATTATTTAAAACAACTTCATACGATTTAGAAGGTACTAATAAAGGTAAATTAGATGGTGTTAACTTCCGCAAATTTACATTACCAGTATTTGGTGGATTTGATGGTTGGGATATCTACAGAAATGTTAGATCAAACGGAGATGGTTTCATTTTCGGAAAGACAACTTATATAAGCGGACACACAACTAATGGTGGTGTATTCAATAGTTTAGTTGGTAATTCAGATTACTACGCATTTTTACAGGGTATTGAAACATTCAAGAATCCTGAAGCTGTTGATATTAACATTTTTGCTACACCAGGTATTAACTGGAACGACCATAGCTCACTTGTAAATCAAGCGGTTGATATTATTGAGAATGATAGAGCGGACTCTCTTTATATCATCAATGCTCCTAATTTTAGCGGCACAACGGGTGCTAACGAAGTAATTGGTGCTTTAGATGATTTAGGATTCGATTCTAACTACTCAGCAACTTACTGGCCTTGGATTCAAGTAAGAGATACAGATAACGCTACTCAGCTTTATATTCCACCAACAGGTGAGGTATTAAAGAATATTGCATTAACTGATAATGTATCTTACCCATGGTTCGCAGTAGCGGGTTACTCAAGAGGTCTTGTTAACTCAATCAAAGCAACTAAGAAGTTGACTCTTGATGAAAGAGACGAACTTTATAAAGCAAGAATTAACCCAATTGCAACATTCTCTGATACAGGTACTATTATTTGGGGTAACAAAACGTTACAAGTTAGAGAATCAGCACTTGATAGAATCAACGTAAGAAGATTGTTATTAAGAGCAAGAAAGTTAATCTCTGCAGTAGCTGTAAGATTATTGTTTGAACAAAATGATGATCAAGTTAGACAAGA